CTAATAAAATTGAATGTCTAGGATCTTGATTTTAAGACCTTTCTTCTTGAATTCAATCTGTTTTATCACTTCTTGAACTATTTGTCTTTTCTCTTCACTTGTTAATACAGACCAGTTTTCTTTAAACATTCTCACCATTTCTTTAGCTCGCTCAATATCAAAAGACTTTTTAGGGGCGTGGAAATCCTGTTCTTTCTCTAGTTCAGCAGTGGCTTTTTGTAAAGCTTCTTTCGTTTCTGCCATCAGTTGTTCGAACTCTTGATCTGTCATTAAATCCATTGACCAAGCTTTTTGATATTTTTTTCTTTGTTTTTCAATACTGAGTATTTTTTGATGCAGCTTGTCAAAATCCTGTTGTTTTTCTTCGGGTATTTTTGGTTCGCGCTTAAAATTAAAATTCTGCATATACTCAATTAAAGCTTTTTCAAATTTTTTCTCGCTGCCTCCGATGGTAGGGCGTTTATTCAAAAGACAGGCTTGGCATCTATAGTGATTACTTTCTACATGCTTATTATCTCTTTTCCTAAAATACTTAGAGCGCTCACTTGTAAGCCGGTTTCCGCAATTTGGGCAAATTATTTTTGTTTGAAATATGAAAATAGAATAAGTTTCTCTTTTCTTGAAATTTTGCCGATCATGCAATATTTTTTGAAGCTGCTCAAATTCCTCTTTAGAGATATAGCCTTCAAAAGCATCTTCGATTATTTCATCACCCCACCGAAAAGCGCCGTACAGTACCGGATTTTTCAACATTACGAGTATAGAGCTATGTGCCATTTATATCCCCTTTTTGGAACAGCGTCTGATTCGTCAAGATAATCAGCTAATTCCCTAAGTGAATAACCTTTTTTGATCTTATCAATCATATCTAAAAGTATTTCACCCTCTTGAGGATTCTTGACCAGGTACTCACCTTCTTTTGTGAAACCAAATGGGGCAGGGGCGCTGTATTGTCCCTGTCGAGCTTTTTCAACTTGTCCCATTTTTACCCGTTCCCCTAAATTCTCTCTTTCCCATTGAGCCATAGCAGCAACTAACGTGATAAAAAGCCGGCCAGTGGCTGACCCCGTATCATAGACCTCAGTGGCTGACCTGAAAACGGCATTGTACTTATCAAAGTAGTCTAAAAGAGAGTAGAGATCACGAACAGACCGGGTCAGCCTGTCGAGCCTATATACTAGAACAGTATTAATGATGCCTTGCTCTATGTGTCTAAGCATTAATTCCAGTGATGGTCTATGTATATCTTTAGCTGATTTTCCTTCGTCTATATAAAATTTGTAGTTTGCCCACCCTTGGGAAATGCAATAGGCTTTCAGTTTCTCCTTTTGGGCAGCTATTGAATAACCTTCTTTCGCTTGCTCTTCTGTCGAAACCCTAACGTATATTCCTACATTCTTAAGACTGTTCGCTTCCACTAGTTCCAATTGAAATATCCTCCTAGAAACGTATGTTCTGTTTTGGGGTTAAAATTTTTTAAACTCAGATAAATCCTTTAAATGTGCCAGCTCTGCCGGCACTCCATTCATCACAGCAACGTCTTTGAGGGTAAAGTTTGTATTTTTGTACTGGCTTATAACCCAATCTGGAAGAAGAAGCTCAACGGCAAATGTATTTGCCTCCACTTCCATCTTATCAACTGAGAAAAGAGTATGCTCTTTCATAAAAGGTGTATTAGCACGAGGGTGCATTTCTGCGTGACCTAACTCATGAGAGCACACAAAAATTTTTTTCCCTAGATTTAAGTTTGAATTGATAACGATGTATTTATTTCTTTTGTAGTATTTATAAAAACCCATTATTTCATGGTGTAAGTCCCATTGTAAGACATTGATATTTAGATATGATGCAAGTTCATAAGGATTACTGGTCTTATACTTTTTAATTAGTTTTTGCACAGATGCTTTTATCAAAGGATAAGGCCTCCTAATCTTGATCGTCTTTTCTGTATTTCTTCGGAATGTATTTCTTATTAATTCTTTGTGTTTGACGAACGATGTGCTCCATCGCTTCCATGAGGGATTCAACGGCTTCAGCTCATAGGCTCCCCAGAAAAGCTTAGTCCGTCAGAATTTTCTAAGTCCCTTCTTATTTCCTCCATTCGTTTTGCAATGTCTTTTTCTTCTTTCACTTTATACTCTGTAGGTTCTTCTTTAATTAAATTTTCTTCGCCAACTATTGCAGAGACCTGAACACCTAGTGCTCCTGCTACAGATTCCAATGTGGAAAGGCTAGGGTTATATCTATCTCTTTCGATATCAGCAAGGTAAGAGCGAGAGAGTTTTGCCTTGTCAGCCAGTTGTACTTGAGTTAACTTCCGGTCTTTTCTAATAGCTTTGATTCTTTGCCCTACAGTCATTATCATTAATCTCCTTTAACACGCTGGACCTGCATTGCACGAGATCACACGAGGTCGTTTGATATGTCACAATTATAGTACCCGAATGTCGGAAATACAATACTGAAAATGACGGAAATACAAGTATTATTTAGTAAAATGACGGAAATACAAGCTAAATACTCTTTAGACCTCTGAAATGCTTGGATTTCGTCAAATTTCGACTTTTACAAAATGTCGTGAATACCATACAATTTAACCATACCTTACGGGAGGTGATAAATATGCTTGATGGGAAAAAGCTTGGAGCTTTAATTAAGCGTAAAAGGAAAGAAAGTCACTTGAAACAGACAGAAATGGCGAAGGCTCTGGGGCTTTCTAGGACTTATCTTTCTGACATCGAAAACGGAAGATATTTGCCGAGTACAAATACACTTTCTAGAATAGCGATTTTTATTAATCTGGACTTAAATGTGTTAAAAATGACGGAAATACAAGTAGTTGAGGAGAGTGACACATGAAAGAACTTCCAGCACACGTAGAAGACAGGCTTTATGAATTTTTCATGAAGACATCAGTACCAAGGTTACTTGAAAAAGAAGCCCGAGAGAGGGGAAAGAAACAAAATGCAGGTAATAAGAGCGCTTGAAATCGCAGCCTTTTTTGCTGAATTTGAGCAAAAGATGATCAAGAAGAACCGATTAAAGACAGCTCAATTCTCTAACAAACAAATGATTCGGTTTTGTCGTGTGTATTTAAAAATGAAAGGGGTCAAACGATGAATCTTAATGATATTCAAATAATAAACCCGGAACCGGACTTAGATATTGAAGCATCTTACAAATTCATAGATTTTTTGTTTAATAGCGGACCGCTTTTCGCGTTTTCAAAAAATCCAAGTGATAATTCAGGCTTGAAGTTTGAAATAGCAAAAAAGACACAGCCTGTAAAAGGCCGTGTGATGCTTGAGTTTGTCAGCGCAGGAACAGAATACTGCGTACATATGTGCGAGGCTGAGGAACTAGAAATAATTGAAGTCCGATGCAGGGAATTAGAAAGAATGGAGGCTACAACATGAATAATAAAAATAATTCGATCCCAGCAGTAAAGGTGGAAGGCGTGAAAAAAATTATTAGAAAAAGCGTCGAAGATGAGTTTATATGTAACGTTATTGAATTTGTTACAAAAGAGGGCTTGACTATTAACAATATTGAAGCTTGCATGGAAAAAGTATATGAGCATATGAAAGCAAATGCTTTTTTAGGGAAAGACTACCAAGTAGATACCGGTAGCCTTATAGAAGATTAATAGAAGCGGTATCGATATCGTCCACCGCCACGGACTATTAGATACCACCTTCCAGCACCACGGACTGAGATATTTACTGGTGTTCGTGTATAGTGCCCACCATAGTATTTGAATCTTCGTCCAGCTTTATAGTTTTTAAAATTGATGCTGTCTACAAGAAATACATCAGCAGCATGCTCTAAATGAACTTCAACCGATAAAGAATTGTTTGTATCAGCATAAGGTATTTGAGTCATTGGATAAACACCCCCTATCTAAATAGATAGGAACATTATACCAATAGGAGGAAATAAATTGAATAACACTTTAAATTTAATCGAATCAAACGGACAATATCTTGCTGACAGTCGAGAAATAGCTGAATTGATTGGTAAACGACACTCTGATTTGATTAGAACGATTAAAAGTTATATTGATACGATAACAACCAACGCAAAATTGCGTTCGTTAGATTTCTTCATACCTTCAACTTATGAAGATGGAAAAGGAGAATTGCGCCCACATTATTTATTAACAAAAAAAGGTTGTGAAATGGTTGCAAATAAAATGACGGGTGAAAAGGGTGTGTTATTCACAGCTGAATACGTTACAAGATTTAATGAAATGGAGCACCACTTACAAACTGGTTATTCGCAGTTGAGTCCACAGTTACAACACATGATCCGTCTTGAGCAAAAACAGAATGAACAAGACAAACGTTTAGGCAAACTTGAAGACAATTTGAGTATCGACTCCTTTCAACAAAATGTTATCCAAAAGCAAATTAAAAAGCGCGTTTATGAAATTCGTGATAGATACGATGACAGCCCAGAGGGGACACGCCGCCTATTTTCAAGTATTTACCGCAATTTTAGGGACGCTTTCGCAGTGCCTTCATACAGGGATTTGAGAAAGTTAGATTTTGAGGATGCTAAGGCATGGATTAAAACATGGCGGCCGTTAATTTAGGAGGATGAGAAAATGAATAAATTTGAGTTTTATAGTCGTCTCAAAGCTTTAAAAGTAGAAGTGAATCATGTAACGAAGGAATTTCATGCTTTCATCAATGACACATACAAAGCCTTTTGGCGTGGTGTTGATCATATCGCGGAATCTAATTTGATGTATTTGTTTGTTGGCATGACCGAGGCGGATATTCCTGAAAAAGTGAGTCATGACCTACGTAAATTTTTCAACGTAGATAAAATTATGTCTGTTTCAAAATATAGTCCATATAACGCCTTGGTGTGGATCAAACGATTACAGCGGGAAATGAATCGCGGAGAAATCACCGCTTCTAAATATCGCAAGCGCTTGTGGTCTATTTTAGCCGAGCTTGAGGATTTAGAGGAAGCGAATGAATCTATAGGGAAAATGGGCGAAAATTCCATCGCTGAGATTAAGCAAGAAATTGAAAAAGCAGTTAAATTAAGTCCCTCTTATCCAGAAAGCCTTGAAAAGCATTTAGTCTTGTCAATGGGTTTCTGGAAAATGAAAAAGAATGATTTTTTATCTCTGCTGTCTATAGATCATAGCAAAGAAAGAGCGGCTGAAATGAGAAGCACAATTGATAATATGCCGGATGAAATAGATTTTGATAGGTTCATGCTTGAGGTATTTGTGAAAAATATTGAGTCGCCAGATGATGATGTTTTCTTTGATATTTTCTATAGAGGTGTAATGGATCGAATCATAAGCGGGGAGATTGATACTTCAAAAATATTACATGAGGTTATTAAAGAACCGATTCCGGTGTATAAAGCCGAAAAAGACGAATATGGCCGCATCACCTCAATAGAGAAGGATCGGCCAAATCTCACATTACTCTAAGATGCAAGAGTCTAAACATACGTCAAGAAAGAGTGTTGCAGCACTTTTTCTTGATTTATTCAGATAGACAATACCACGACTTAACGAAAATATCAATCTAATAAATCAAATGCGAGGAGAGTTCAATTATGAAATTAATGGGTACGCCTTCCAAAATAGCTACTATTGGTGAACAGATCGGTGCGGATATAAATAACACGACTGTATGCGGTAAGTATTACGATGCCGGCATGGTTACTATGCTCAAATTGATAGCAACAAAGTCTATGCATGAGCTATTAGACAGCGACAAAGAGAATATTGAACGGTCACAAAAAACATGTAAATCAAATGAACAAATGAATGAGCTTTATGCATTGTTAAGCGAGAAGCTGCCTGCAGATTTAAAGCCGCTTTTGCAGGACTTTGACGAGGCTTATTCAACAAAAGCAGCATATGAAAGCGAGGATGCTTTTATATCAGGATTTATTGCCGGTTTCCGTTATCTCATGGGAGAAGTGGCCTATAGCGATGAATTGAATTTTTACAAGTGAGCAAGGTGATTTTTAATGGTCGGTTGGATAAAGCTGCACAGAAAGATTAGAAGTAACCCCATTTTCAATGATCCCCAGTTGTTACGACTATGGATCATTTGTTTAACAGAGGCCACCCATGCAGAACGCGATCAAATAGTGGGTAAACAAAAGGTCAGGTTGATGCCTGGGGAATTTATAACTGGTCGGTTTGATATTGCAGAATTATATAATTTTGGGTTGAAATCTTCTGATCGAGTGAAAGGAAAAAGTACGGTATATAGATGGCTAGAGAAGTTAGAAGAAATGGGGTATTTGAGCATCAAAAAGACCAACAAATTCAGCATCGTAAACATTGATAATTGGGCGCTTTATCAGCAAGAGGGAACGGAATATGAACATCGAAATGAACAACAAATGAACATCAAAAGAACATCAAATGAACATCAAATGAACACAAACAAGAATTATAAGAATGTAAAGAATGAAGAGAATAAAAAACCTTCTCGTCTCAAATATGAAATTTGCGACATGGAGAATGCTGAATTTTTGTTTCAAGAAATTCTTAAAAATAATCCCGATGCTAAAAAGCCCAATCTTGAAAAATGGGCAAATGAATTTAGATTAATCCGAGAGAGAGACAAGCGGACAGATGATCAAATCAAATACTTAATAAAGTGGACACAACAGGATGATTTTTGGAAAGCTAATATACTCAGTCCATCAAGCCTTAGAAAACACTATGACAAACTGGTCGTTAAAATCAAAAGTGTTAAAGGTAAGGAACAAACAAAGAAACGCTCACAGCTTCGGAGGGAGGATTTTGATTTAGATGACTAAAGCAGAGACGTTTGAAATCCTAGAGCTCATAAATCAATACTTTGAGTATTTCGAGGTAACGCAAAATAAAGTTGATTCTTGGCATGAATTGCTAAAGGAGGATGATTACGAGCACGTACGTAACAATCTCATTAGTTTTTGCAGAAGAAGTAAGTATCCGCCGAAGGTTGCGGACTTGTTGAATGCAAAGCCTGCAACAGTTGACCGGATGAATGCAATTCCGTCTGTAGAGGAAACAAAAGAGTATCTTGCGAAAATGGCTGCTCCTGCTGAGTTAACAGAACAAGAGCGGGCATCCATAGAGAAATCAAAAGCAGAAATCAGACGAATGCTTGGGATCGGTGATTAAATGGACACGAACCAATTTTTATACAACATAGATGCGGAGCAGTCCTTTTTAGGGGCGCTCCTTTTAGAGCCTGAACTAATAAAAGACAGTCGAATTAAGCCGCTTCATTTATCACAGTTCAAACATAGAAATCTATTAGCTGCGATGATTGAACTAGATTCTAAAGGATCCCGATAGATTTGGTTGCAATAGTGGAGCAAGTAGGACGTGACAACATCGGCAGCGTTGGCGGGCACAAATATTTATCCGACTTAACAGAGTCGGTGCCGACTACCGCCAATATTTCCTTTTACGAAAAGCTTATATTTGAGTATTGGCAAAAAAGAGAAATGAGCAAGATCGCGGAGGAAATTAAGCATAATGCCGCTCATGAAGATGTGTCCTCAACTATTCAAACGAGCATATCCAATTTAATGCGCTTAGAAGACGCTACAGGCGACGAAGAGGACGGAGCAATACAAAATGACCTGTTAGACATTTACGAGGAGCTGGCGACCCCAAAAGGGGAAATTACGGGTATGCGAAGCGGCTTTGCGGAGCTTGACCGAATGACGTCAGGTTTTCAAAAACAAGAGTTGGTCATCATAGCCGCTCGGCCATCTGTTGGGAAAACTGCTTTTTGCTTAAACGTCGCGGCAAATTTTATGGGTAGTTCATTAAATCAATATAGCGGCGGCGCAGTAGGTATTTTCTCTCTTGAAATGTCACGTAAGCAGCTCTTAAAAAGAATGGCTTCAATTCTCGGAAATATCAATGCAGATGCGATGCGTACGGGAAATTTGACAGCGAATGATTGGAACAAGCTTTCACAAGCAAATGGCATTCTTGGTTCTGCTGATCTAAGAATATTTGACCGCCCAGGTGTCACAGTAAACGAAATATGGTCAAAGGCAAGGAAAATGAAACGGGAGTATGCCGGCAAAGATATATTGATCATTATTGATTATTTGCAGTTGATTACAGGATCAGCAAAACATAGGGGGAACAGAACACAGGAAATAGGCGAAATAAGCCGCATGCTCAAGCATATGGCCCGAGAATTAGACATTTGTGTGATTGCTCTTAGTCAGCTTTCAAGGGGCGTTGAACAGCGGCAGGATAAGCGTCCGATGATGTCTGATATTAGGGAATCGGGGCAAATTGAGCAGGACGCGGATGTCATTGGGTTTCTTTATCGGGATGATTATTATGACAAGGAAAGCGAAAGTAAAAACATCATCGAAATCATTATTGCTAAGCAGAGAAACGGTCCTGTTGGTACTGTCTCACTAGCGTTCATTAAAGAATACGGCTTGTTTTTGAATTTGGAGCGTAGGTTTGACAGTTAGAGATTGGTATCGCGAAGCGCTGCGGCATAACTATTATTCTCTCATTCTGCTGATAGAGTTCTTGGTTTATGAGAAGAAAACCATAAGTCTGCAGGATTCGGAAAGGGCGCTTAATTTTTATTTGCAGGAAAGATTTAAGGATAAAATGAACGCTTATTTGTTGGCATACGAGCAGCGGGTTAAAAGGAGTGAAACAGTTTGAGATTAATCAATTTAGATCATATAATTGAAAGAGATAAACTTGTCATAGACACAAAACAGCACGATTGTTTTGCGGTTATTCTATCCAATGGAGCTGCAAGGATGGTTCCGCTCCCCACATATGGGGAAACAAAAATCATTACAAATCAAGGCAAGGTCACCCGTGTTAAATGGGACGAGGGTGAATTGTTTAATTGAATACAAGTCCAAGACGGAAAGCCTGCGGACACTGAACCTACAGCAATAGCGCTGTTTGTTCGGTGTCCTTTTTTATTTTGAATAATCAGGAGGTAAATATGAATCAAATGACATTAAACCTGCCTCAGATTGACGAAGAAGCCACTAAAGCAAAAGCAGAGCAGCTGCTTGATAAATACCGGTTATATCTCTTACAGGTGCCAGATGATTTTTTGCCAAAGGTTACACCTACTTATAGCATTGTTCCGCCAAGTATCACGAATGAGTTTCATTCCTCAACAGAAGAGGCAGCATTAAAGCGTCTTGATTGGGAGATTCAGCGTGACAAATTCTTAAAAAGGATTCAAAGGGCTGTTAACCGGCTTTCTCAAAGAGAACGGCAGATCATTGTCATGCTCTATATGCAATCGGAAGAAATGTATGATTATGAGGTATATGCAGAAATGGGCTTGAGTCAGCGCAGCTATTATCGTATAAAAGCAAAAGCTTTCTATCGGCTGGCGTTTGCTCTGAGAGAAGAAGTCTACAAGAAAGGGGCGGCTTCTTAATGAATTTTGTTCAGCCTATACGTGATCCGGAATGTATCTTTTATATCAAGAGGTTTTTGAAAGAGCAAAACATGAGGAATTACATGCTATTCGTCACCGGTATCAATTCAGGGCTCCGCATATCAGATATTCTGCAGCTGAGAGTGAGAGACGCTAAACGGCCATACTTCAATCTCATAGAGAAGAAAACGAAAAAGAAAAAGAGAATCGATATGACGCCGGCTCTTCAAAAAGAGTTTAAGGCTATGTCGAAGGGAAAGAGGATCATGAATTTCTCTTTAAAAGCCGTGAAGGGATTAACAAGCCAATATCCCGGTCGATGGCATACAAGATCCTCAGAAACAAACGAAGGACGTTGCTATGCTGCAGGAGATATTTAATCACTCAGACCAACGGACAACCCTGCGTTATATTGGAATCAACCAAGACGCCATGAACTACGCTATGAAGAAATTCAAAATATAACCAGGCTCATCCAAAACAATAAGGATGGGCCTTTTTCTTTGCATTTTTCGTCAATTCCTCAAAAATAACAGGTGTGTAACTCATTTTAGGGATATTGGTTAAAAACAGAGAGGACAAGGGGTTGGCTCAGTTCGACGAGTTGCACAGTATAAAACATATGGGTAATTCGTGGATTGTGGGGATAAGTAAGAAACTTGTGTATAATAGTGGAAAAAAGAGGGGGATTAGATTGGACGAAATTCAGAGTAGTAAAGGTCTATTAGACACAGCGTTAGAGCACATGAAGAAATTTATGAAAGTCAGGGATGATTTATTAGAAAATGACTTTGTTCAGCTAATGGGTGATTCATCAAAAATAGTAGGTTTCTTACGCGGCTCGTCTGATTTAATTATCAGAAAAAAATTTGAGTCTTTTCTGAAAGGATTTAGTTTAGATGAAGAGCCAACTGAAGCGCAATTAGAAAAGCTAATTAAGTATATAGATAACGAAACTAAAGCAGAATTTATTGCGGATGCTTTTTCTAAGATTTTGTTGGCGCGATCTAGTAAAGCTTGTATGATCATGGGAAGTATTTTAAATGATATTGTACAAAATAAAGACAATTTATCTCACGAACATCTTACTTGTATAAATGCATTGATGAATTTTTATGATATGGACATTGAAAATTACAAGTTCCTGTGTTCTTATTTGGCTAGTCCCGGTCTTAAAAAAAACTGGTTTAGGTTAAATCACGAGTTAAAACAAACGGAATTGGATATACAAAGTGTTTTAATTACATTGGAAAAGTCAATTTCAAATCAAATAATACAAAGAGGTATGCAATTAGATATAGAAGATGGCGATACAATTGATACAAGAAAAAAAGAATATTATGTGATAACAAGCAGCGGAAAATTATTAGGAACTTATGTAAACCGTATTTTTGGCACAAACTTGGCATAATAACGGCACACCATTTTTTATTAGGTGAGTTATTATGGTAATAGGTAATAAATCGACAGGCGCTTTCCCAATTGGGAGGGCGCTTTTTATTTTGTGAAAAGGGAGCGGCGTTAAATGGAGTTAAATCTTTCATATATGAGCATTTCTGATTTATTGGAAAAGGCAGCGGAAAAGAATGAGTTGATTTATGTTAGAGAAAGGCAAAGGTGTTTAGGTAAAACAACTGCATTGATCCAGTTTGCGAGGGAAAACAATTCTCCTATCTTACGAATAGAGCAATGGCAAATCACTATAAAGGATTACATCCTGATTTAACGTTTTTAGGCTATTGGAAAGGAATCGAGTTGTCAGCCTATGAAAACCTTGTGTGCGACGAGCTTGTGCCTTTCGAAGTTGCTAAGGAGTTACACGAGTCTGGTCACCTGTTGACGGGGTTTGTTCGGAAGCCGTTCCCGGGAGAAAAATCTTTTTCCTCTGCGAGTTTTATTCATGACGATGAAAGCATTCTTACTTTTAGAAATATAGAACCGCCATTTCTACAAATTGAGATGGAAGACGTTGATTCTGCACCCCGTATTTTTTATAAAGGCGAAAAGATTGAAGGGATTATAAACGCGGATTTTTCCTACTTAACAAACACTGAGTTAATAAACCCGACGCATATTGATATTGAATACGTGGATGAAGATAGCAAGTTTGGGACAAAGGCTATTGTTCATAACAGGCATCTGGTCAGTGAAAGAAGATTGAGTACAGGGGAGAAACTACATGGAAGCAGTTTATGAACATCCGTTTATGACAACGTGGTTTATATTCTGGTTTTTCTTATGTCTTGATGGAATAACAACCAAAATTAAAAAGGTCAATTGAGGGGCGCTTATGAGTTGCGGGAGGCCGACAATAAGGCTCCAAGACCTCAAAAGAGTGTTCGGGGAGAGTCCTATATGAGTGTTGAAAAGCCAAGCTTAACAATTAAACAGCCGAAAAAAACTATTAATTGGACATTAGTTGGAGGATTGAGTATGAAACTCAGTGAAGCAGCAGACAAAATAATGGATTTGAGAAAAGAGTTTTATATAAGACTCAAAGATGAATCCGAACAAACAAAAGAAGCCCTAAGAGATTTAGGAGCTGCCAATTGGAAATATGCTTTGCTCAATATCCATAAGCTCTTTAATTCTCAAGAAGATATATTCGTTACGACTCTTGAGCTTTTAGATAGAGTAAGTGATCCAGTCAAAAAAGAATCAATTGGCATTCGTTTATTTGGAACACAATATGAAGATGTAAAGGGTGTATTTAAATGACAAAACAAATTATCAATAAAACAGCTCACGGCGTAATGGTGTGGGATACCGAGGAAAAACGTTCATACCTGATGACGAACGATGAGGCAGCCAAGTTTGAGAAGGGGCAAGGCACAACGGAAGAGCCTGCAGCAGATAAGGCAAAGCCAAAGCCGCAGAAGAATACCAAAACAGAAACGAAGAAAGAAGAAACGACTGACGGCGAATGAGGTACTGCATTTCTAACGGCTGCACCTCATTAGTTGAGGAAGGCACTTACTATTGTAATGACCATAAGCCAAGGAAAAGAAAGCGTGACGGATTTCAGTCTGCTAATAAATCATTTTATAAAACAGATGAATGGAAAGACATGAGGCATATGTCTATCAACGTGATAAAGGCGTGTGTCAGTGTTGCGGCAAATTCGTATTTGGTCGAGATGCTCACGTCCATCACATCGAGCCGATTTCAGAACGTCCAGACTTAAAGCTAGATGAAGAGAATTTGATTCTGTATTGTCCGAAGTGTCACGCTGAAGAAGAAAACAAAAATAAAAAGAAATCCCCCCCTACCATTTTCCAAAAATACTTTTAGTTTGGGGATAGGATAGGGGGAGTCACGCGTGTACGTGAATGAATTTTTAAAGGGGGGTGTGAGGGAAATTGGAAGAAATGTCTAAACAGCAGCGTGCAGCGCAAACCAGAAAAATGAATAAAATCCGAAAAGATGAAGAGGAAAAAATCATTGACTGGCTGAAAGAAATCGGCACCTATTCCGAAACCTTAACGCCCCTGATTGAAACCTATTTAGACGCCCACTTGGTTTATACGGTAATGTACGATAAATGGCGTGATGAAGGCTTTCCGGCGACTCGTCTGCACAAAAATAAAGCGGGCGCTGTGAATGAAATGAAGCATCCATTGGCGCAACAAGTCGCTGACTGGAATACCAAAATAAGCAAGCTTTTAGAACAGCTTGGCCTGACGCCTAAAGTCGTAAAATTATTAGGTGGAGAGTCAAATAAAACAAGTGACGCTTTCCAAAAATTGCGTGATAAATGGAATGATGACAGGTGATAGAGAAGGGGAAGAACTACGCTCAAGAATATGCTGAGAAGGTACTGAAAAACAAAAAGCTGCACTGTAAAACAGAAATAAAAGCCGTGGAGCGCTATCTTCGCTTGAAAAAGAAAAAAGGAATCCGGTTGGATGTTGATAGCGCAAATTGGGCTATGGATTTTATTGAAACCTTCTGCAGGTATAAAGAGGGTGAGGTTGCCGGCCAAAACATCCGGCTCACAGATTGGGAGAAATTCAATCTTACTTGTATTTTCGGTTTCCTTAAAAAGAATCGATTTAATAAAGAGGTCCGATTGATTCGAACATCTTATATTCAGATTCCGAGGAAAAACGATAAGACCACGCTTGCGGGCGGCGTCGGCAATTATATGCTATTCGGTGACGGAGAGTTAGGAGCGGAATGTTTTTGTGCTGCTACTGAACGGGCACAGGCTGACATTGCGGCCTCTAAAATTATCTCGTCAATAGAAAACAGCCCAGATTTAAAAAGTCGGGCAACAATCTATAAGAATACAAATAAGGTGGTCTATTCTTACACAGTTGATGGCAAAAAATTCGAGAATACGTTCAAACCTCTGTCAAAAAATACAACTGGCTTAGATGGATTCAACCTCATTTTGTTCTGCTTGATGAAGTACACGCGAATGGAAATGCTGACATATACGATATCTTAAAGTCAGGTATGGGATCGAGAGCGCAGCCTCTAATGTTCATAATCAGTACAGCTGGAAAAGGGACAACCTCTGTCGGACTGCAAATCTATGAATACGCAAAACAAGTTTTAAGTGGAACACATGATGATGATTCATGGTGGGTTTATATTACCGAGCCAGACAAAGGAGACAAATGGGATGATCCTGCTGTTTGGAAAAAGGTAAACGTCAATTATAACGTTTCTGTTGATGCTGACTATTTGAATGAGCGTTTTAAAGAGGCGCAGCTGTCCGCAGAACGTAAAGACGAATTTATGGCGAAGCATTTGAACGTTTTCGTTCGCAGCACCGGGACCTACTTTGACAAAGACATTGTTCAAAAAATGATTGAAGATGAAAACGGTAATCTTATAAAAGATTTGGGTGACTTGTCAGGGGAACAGGCTATTATTGGCCTTGACCTTTCACGGACAACCGACCTGACGTGTGTGTCTATCAACATTCCTTCTCATAACGAGGAAGGGAAATCCATGCTGAAAGTTAAACAAATGTATTTTATTCCTGACCACAATCTTGAGGGCAGGGAGAAATTAGAGAACGTCCCTTATCGGCATATGGCTGAAAAGGGCTTTTTGACGTTGTGTTCCGGTAAAACGATAGATTATGACATGGTTGTTGACTACATCGTGGAATGCTCCCGAGTTTATAGCGTTGAACAGGTGAACTATGACCCGGCGTTGTCTCAGAAAGTAATAGAGGCGCTTGAGGCAGAGGGTTTTAACTGTGTGGAAGTCAAACAATATTCAAATGTGCTTAACGCTCCGTTCGATGATGCAGAGGTTTTAATGTTTGAAGAGCGGATCAAGACGGATAATCCCCTTTTTGTTTATTGCACTGAGAACGTTGTGGCCGACAAAAACTTTCAAGGATTAAAGCGGCCATCGAAAAAGCAAAGTAAAGCAAAAATTGACGGCTTTGTAGCATTCTTGAATGCTCATAAGGAATCCATGATGATGCTGGTTGACTATGATGGAGACGAATACGACGCAATGCTTGAAGAATTGTACAGGTAGGGGGTGAAAAAGTGGGGGTTATTCGGAGTGTTCTGGATTGGATGAGCAAACGGAGCTTTAATTGGGTAGGTAGTTCTTATTTTAATTATGGTTCATACCTAAATGATGAAAATATACTGAAATCAAGCGACACTTACAACTTGCTGAAGTTGATTAGTGATCAAGTTGCCTTGGCAGAATTTGATGTTGAGGACATAGTGACGGGAAAGAAATCTAAAGACCCGCGGGCTGCTCATGCTTTGCGGGTTTTATCATGCCCAAATGATTATTTGACTAGCTTCGAATTCAAAAAGCTGCTGACAAACGTTTATTTGCTTCGTGGTGATGTTTACCCGTTTTATGACGGGAGCCAGCTGCACATTTTAAATAATGCTTATTCAGAGTTAACAAATTTAGGAGTAGAAAAAATTACAGTTGCCGGCGAAGTAGTGCCGGGGTACATGGTCAGGCATATAAAAAACATCGGGCTCAGCCATATAGAAGGCGTGGGCCTTTTAGAATTGGCGAGGGAAACGCTAGAAGGCGTGATGAACGCTGAAAAAGCGTTAACCGAAAAATATAAAAAAGGCGGGCTCATGGCTTTCCTTCTTAAATTAGATGCTCACTTGTCACCAACAAACACAACTCAAAACAAAACAGTCAAAGCCATTTTGAAACAACTTGAAGATATTAAGGATTCAGGAAAAACAAAAATGATTCCTCTAGGTAAGGGATACAGCATAGAGGCTCTTGAGTCACCCGTCGATGATGAGAAAACGCTCAAATACCTGAGCATCTATAAAAAGGATTTAGGGAAGTTTTTCGGGCTTGATAAGGACTTGCTGGATAAACTCGAAGAGAAAGACATGGAACAAGCCATGATGAAACTTTATACAAGCTGTCTAAATCCTATCTTTCGCAATATAGAAGAACATTTGACCATCCTGCTGTTTGGCAAAAACAGCGGGCTGCGTCTCAAGCTGCGTCACAATCTTTTAGACTATGTCGGAATGAAAACGAAAACCGATATTGCTTACAACTTGGTTCGAACCTCTATTGCTGCTCCTGATGATGCTCGGGAAATGCTGGGCTTCAAACGGTTGGATACAGAAGAATCAAGCAAGCTTTATATCAGTAAGGACCTCGTTGGACTTGATCGTCTTGGTGACAGCTTGAAAGGTGGTGAGGATGATGGATAAGGAGCAACGGACGTTTCATATTAGCGGGTTGGAAATCAGAAGTCTTGATGAACAGAAGGAAACACCACAAATAACAGGTTACGGTGCGGTTTTCAATAGCCCGGCAAACATCGGAGGGATGTTTACTGAGGTTATTGCGCCGGGTGCCTTTTCGAGAGCCCTTGCAAATCAGTCAGATGTAAGGGCTTTGTTTAATCACAATTGGGATTATGTACTCGGTCGGACACGCAGCGGCACCTTAACGCTAGAAGAGGATGACAAGGGGCTTAAATTCACGGTTACGCCTCCCGCAACGTCATGGGCCAGCGATTTACGCAGCAGCATGGAACGCGGTGACATTAATCAGTGTTCTTTCGGTTTCAACGTCATTAAGGACGAATGGAATTATGAAACTGAGCCGGTGACACGGACTATTCAAGAGGTTGAGCTTTTTGAAATTAGCGTAGTGGCGTTCCCGGCTTATGAGGAAACTGAGGCGGTTCTCCGTTCCGGTGACATTTATAAACGAGCGAAAAAAGAACACGAATTACGGATGAAGAAACAGCAGATCATTAATAAAATTCAGGAGGCTACAAAAAAATGAAAAAGATTCTTATGAGACGTAAAGCAGCAATCGAAGCACGAATGAAAGAAATCCGGGCCGATCTGGAAGGCGATAAAACAAAAGCTTCAGCGGTGGAACAGCTACAAAAGGAAGTTGATGATTTAGCTGCAGAATTAGAAGAAATCAAAAAAGCGTTAGAGAATCCAGATGAAGACGAAGATCCGGAAGATGACCCGGCAAATGATCCAGCTGCAACAACTGGCGGCGGAGAAGGTCGAACGGCGAATGATCCTGACCCAAATGAGAATCGCAGTAGCATTGATCCAGAGAAAAGAAATGCTCTTGTCAATAATATTATGCGTTCATTGTCCTCTGAAAGCCGTACAAAGGCGAAAGAAGGCGAGAAACGTAAAGCCTTTGCAAACTTACTTGTCGGCCGCATCAGCGAATCTGAGGCGCGTGCGATGGGTGTTGAAACATCAAACGGAAAAGTATTGATTCCAGAAACGCTGTCAAAGGAAATTATCACTTATGCGCAAGAAGAAAACTTGCTGCGCAAATATGGCTCTGTGGTAAGAACAAAAGGTACACAGGGGTATCCTATTCTTGTTAAAAAGGCTAAAGCGCAGCGAATTAAAACCGAAAGAACATTAGAAAATCCAATTCCTCAAACAGATATTGACTTTGATGAAGTGTTCTTGAACCCTTCTGAGATCGATGCACTTGTACTCGTTACGAAAAAGTTACTTGCCATGACTGATATGCCTGTAGAGCAGGCTGTCATTGAAGAGCTAAAGAAATCTTACGTTGATCAAGAAGCGAACTATTTCTTTAATTCTACAGACAACCCGGGTTCTCTGATTCAAAAAGCCGTTGCATTTACACATTCTGACACAGACGTTTATAACAAACTTGTACGCTTGAAAAATACAGTACCAACATCAAAGCTGAAAAATGCACGCTGGATGATGAACAGATCTGCACTCACAGCAATTGAAACGTTGAAAGATAAAAACGGAAATCCACTTTTACGTGAATCCTATATTGAAGGATCGTTCGGATACAAAATTCTCAACTTTCCTGTGGATGTTACTGATTATGTTGACGCTGGCACGCCGGATGTACCACGTTTGTATTTTGGTGATTTTAGCTCATTCCACATTCAAGACGTTATTAATTCTATGGAAGTCAGCAAGCTTCTTGAAAAATACAGCGATACAAACCATGTGGGCTTTAAAATCTGGCATTTGAATGATGGTCAATTAGTCTATGGACCGTATGAGCGACTGTATTCAAATTGGAGTTAACAGATGGCGCTACATCGGCTTAATGACAGATTAATAGAGCATTTGAAACTAGATGACAGCGAAGAAGAATCTTTGCTGTCATTTTATTTAGAGTCGGCCACGAATTATATCAAAACTGCCACAGGGTACGAGAATGATCATCTGATTATTTTGCTTGCCGGTATTTTTTACGAATACAGGGTGACAGAGAAAAGCATGGCCCTTGCTGTCGAGGCATTAACGCCGTTAATCATCTCAGCAGAAATGAGTGGTGAGGACAATGGGAGTGAATCCGGGGAATCTGAAACATCGAATTAAAATAGAAAAACGGGAGCCCGGGCAAGACCCGGTGACACGGAAGCCTAAACATGTCTGGGGTCTATTTGCAAAATCATGGGCTGAGATTATGCAGCCAAAGGATCGCTGGATCATCCAAGCAGCTGCAGAGCATCAAGAAAAAACAGTCTGGTTCCGGATAAGGCACCGAGAAGGCATAGAAGCTGGAGAAATGCGTGTTGTTTATAAAGGGCAGCCTTACAAAATAAAAGAAGTGATTCCGGATTTACAAAATAAAGGACTCATGACGCTCCAATGCGAGGGGTGGGACAATGAGAGTATCACTTGATATTGAGGGTTTAGACGATATGATCAGTCAGTTGGAGAGAAAGGGAAAGGACATGCAGAAAGTAACAACCAAAGCCCTGAGAGCCGGCGGGCGCGTCCTTGCTCAAGGAATGAAAGATGAGGTTCCTGTCTCTGACATTGATCATGTGCATATCAGATGATATTAAAGTCAGGCAGACGCCTAAAAAAGATAGGCCTTTTCCCGATGTCATCACCTTTGATATTGGACCAGGTAAGGAGACAGCGTGGAGAGCGCGGTTTGTTCATGACGGATTCGTAGCAGCTAATGGCCGATTCGTCAGGGGCAATCCGTTTGCCGTCCGCGCTTTTCGTATTAAGAGAGAAGCGATAATGCAAGCCATTGCGCGAGAGTATCAAAAGGCAATGAGGTGATTTTATGATCAACTATGAGCCGGTCATTGCAACTGAACTATATGAAGATGAAATAATCAATCAATTAACGGGCGGCCGGGTATATGCGGGGGAGTTTCCGAGCGAATTTTCCAGTCAGTATCCTCACATTCTTGTTGCCGAAATGGACAACGTCGATGTGAGCTATACAGACAATAAGGCCCGAGCGTCAGAGATAGACATTCAGGTGAATATCTGGATCAAGGCTGACGATAACATAGGCCCGTTACAAACGGCAGTTGATAACAAAATGAAGTCTCTTAATTGTAAACGAATCACAGTTTCCTCTTTCAATGAGAGCGAAAGAGGCGCGTTCAGAAAGGCTTTTTTATATAGAACCATAGTTAAATTAGAGGAGGAAAACAAATGAGCGTTATCGTAGGTTTAGAGAATGCGGTCTATGCAAAATTGATTAAAGATGAAAAGGGAAATATTCAATACGGTGAAGTCAAACCGTTTGCTCCGGCCATTCAGGCAAAAGTTGATACATCATCCGAAAATTCAACAATTTACGCTGATAACGGCCCAATTATCGTTTTATCAAATATCGGGGAAACAAAGCTGAATTTCAGCACTACAGAAATTCCTCAAGAAGTCTTGGCGGATATTACAGGTCAAAAAATGGTGAAGGGCGTTATTGCTTGGCGGCAGGATGCCGTTGCTCCTTATGTGGCTTTCGGATTTACAGGAACGAAAGAGGACGGCAATGTGCGGCATGTATGGCTGACAAAAGGGAGATTCGGAATCCCTTCAGCTGACTGGAAAACAAAAGAAGAGAAGATTGACGGGCAGACGGAAGAAATCGAAGGTACATTCGTACAGCGGGCGGATAAAGTCTTTAAAATCACTGGTGATAGCAGCGTGGAAGGTTTTGAGGAATATAGAGATACATTCTTTGATCAGGTGTTTGATTTAAGTAAATTAGACGAAACTGGCGCGACAGCTGCCTCACTTGAAAAGACCGAATCAAATACTGATGCAGCGGGGGTGACTGAATAATGAGCAAGCCTTTAGAGATTACACTCAGAATAGACAACGAGTTTCAAACGTTTGTGCAGGAGTTTGTTCCTTTCAAGATCAAAAGAAAAGCGCTTGAAATCGAAAAGTTTATTCAAGAAGAAAAGCCGGACATCGAAGAAATTGAAAAAAGACATTTTAATCTGATCGTTGAAATTTTCGAAAAGAAATTCACTTTAAAGCAGCTTGAAAATGGCTTGAATGCTATTGGCCATAATGAAGTGATTTACGACATTATCGGCGTTGGTATTTTGGGTTATAAATCACGGGAAGAGATTGAAAAGGAAAAAGAGGACATTGACTTGGGAAAGCTTCTGGAAAAAATAATGGAGGAAAACCAACAGTCACCCTCGACGAAGCAATAGACCGAATTAAAGACATATATTTGGATTTATTAAAGCAAGGATGGACGCTGCATGACATTGATAACAGCGACTATCCTTTTTATGTTGAGCTGCTTGAGCATCAAGCGAAAAAGAATGATCCGGTAGAACAGCGCAAAAAATCTTGGGAACAAGCCCAAGTAGTACCGATTGACCATGTATTCTAACGGGGAGGTGAGGGAATGGCTACCGAAAATCTAGGAAATATGATTATGCGTCTCGGTGTCGATGACAACGGCGTATCGAGCAGCATGGAAAATATCACTGAAAAAATGAAGCTCGTACGAAGTGAAATGAAAGCCTCTGCCTCCCAATTTGGTCAGTTAGGTGATGCTTCTGATAAGTTACGACAGAAACAAGACGGGCTTTCAAAACTGTATCAGCTACAGGGTTCAAAGATTGAACAACTCAAGAAAAAATATGATCAACTGGCGGCGAGAAGGGTGATAACTCAAAAGCGGCCCTTGATCTTGCTGAGAAAATCAACAATGAGATCGCTAATTACAATCGACTTGGACAAGCCTTAGAGCGTACTACGGTAGAGATCAATACACAAAACTCTGCTTGGACAAAAGTCGGTAAGACTTTAAAGGAATACGGCGAGGATTTAGAACAGCAAGCCAATCGAATGAAAACAATCGGGACCGTTGGTTTTGCCGGAATTACGGCATCAATGGGAGCGCTGGGGCTTATGGCAATTAAATCAGCCTCAGACGTAAAAAAAGTGCAAGGATCAATTCAAGCGCAAATGGGGCTCACAAAACAAGAAGCTGAGGAAGCCACAAAAGCAGCAACAAACCTATGGAAAGAGGGTTTCGGTGAGGACGTTGGCGACGTTACAAACGTAATTAGCAACGTCCGCAGAAACATTAAATCATTAGGTGATGCATCGAGCGAGACTGTTCAAAGAGTTACGAAAGACACGATGACCATTGCTGAGTCGTTTGACCAGGAGGGCAATGACATCACAAAGTCAGTCAATGCCATGCAAAACTCTTTTGATAATCTGTCCGTTGATAAATCTATGGACTTGATTACCTCGGGTTTCCAGAAGGGCTTGAACTATTCTGACGAGTTTTTAGATTCTATCAATGAATACTCGAATCAATTCTCTGCTGCAGGCTTTTCAGTTGAGCAGATGTTTTCTATTTTCGAGGCTGGCGCAGAATCCGGAGCCTTTCAGCTGGATAAGGTTGGCGATTTAATCAAGGAAATGAACATCCGTTTATCCGATGGGACGGCGGATGACGCTATGGGGAAACTGTCCAAACGCACACAAGAATTGTACGCCGAATTTAAAAAGACCGGTAAAGGCGGCGATGAGGTTTTTTCTGCTGTTATGAAAGACATTGACGGTATGAAAAACAAAAGCGAAGCCTATGTGATCGGCCAGTCCATTATGGGTACTCAATTTGAGGACTTAGGACAAAAAGGCGTCTCTGCGCTTGCGAATGTAAAGAACAGTTTCGACAACGTAGACGGAGCCACGAAAAAAGCCAGTCAGTCTTTAAAAGACAACTTCGGTGACCGTGTGAAAAAGGACATGCGTGAGCTACAAACTAACCTGATTCCAGTTGGTGAAATCCTGCTGGATAAGATTGAACCGGCTTTGCAAAAGACAGGTGAAATGATTGGTGATTTTACTGAGTGGTTTCAAAATCTATCACCTTCCATGCAAAATACCGTTGTTATAGCCGGTCTGGTGGCTGCGGCATTCCCTCCGGTTGTCATTGCATTAGGCGCGGTTGTTTCAAGCGTCAGCACCCTTGTAGGCGCTATGGGACGAGGTGCGTCTGCGTTTGGCCGTTACCGTGCGGAGGCAGCATTGACACGCACGACTACAGCACAGCTGGCAGCGACAAACGCTGCGGCCTCTGTGAGCTTGGCAAAAGGTAACGCTGCGGTTACCCGGACCACTCGGGGCATGAGAGGAATGAATACTGCGACAGTCGCGGCTTCTGGTGCTATGTCTGCATACGGCGGAAAATGGGGCAACGTTCTCAGCATTGCTACTATGTTTCTCCCTGAGATTTTAAAGGGTGGAAAAGGACTTCTTGGCTTCGGGAAAAACGCTGCCTCTGCTGGAACAGGGCTTCTCGGCTTTGGAGGAAAAGCAAAGACAGCGAGCACGGCAGCTACCACATTAAGCACCGGGGCAGCACAAACAACCGGGAAGCTGGCCGGATTGGGCGGGAAAGCATTGGGCCTTGTTAAAAGCTTCGGAAGTGTGGCCCGTGTTGCCGGTGTTGCGCGCCTTGGTTTCAGTGCTTTGGGCGGTCCTGTGGGCTTGACTATCACGGGGGTTTCCTTGCTTGCAGAAGGCGGATACAAGCTCTATAAGCATATGAAAGAGGAAACAATCCCGACGCTTGATAGTTTCGGGGATAGCGTCTCAAAATCCACGACAAAGGCTGTTTTGGGTTATAAAAACCTAAACGATAAGGCTACTGCTCAATTGAATCAGCTGAATTGGTCAGGGCAAAAGGTTTCGAAAGAAGCTGCCGACAATATAAGCAAGAATTTTAGTCAGATGGGCGATAAAATCAAAACAACTATCCAGACGAAGGGAAATGAGAGCTATCAATCACTTAGCAAATTCCTTTCCAGCAGTAAGACGTTGAGCAATAAAGAGCAGCAAGCCATTCTTGATAATGTGAAGAAAAAGCAGGATGACCAAACGAAAAAGGTCAACGATGCACAAAATCAAATCAAAGCGATTTTAACCAAAGCCAGCAATGAAAAGCGGTCTTTGACGAAGTCAGAACAAGAAAAAATCAATTCTATTCAAAAGACTATGATGAATACTGCTGTTAAAACAATGAGTAAGAACGAAGCTGAACAAAAAATGATTCTCGGCCGGCTCAAAAACGAGTCATCCAATATCACAGCGCGGCAAGCTGCCGACACAATCAAAAACAGCATAAAAGCCCGTGACGGCTCTGTCAAAGAAGCGAAAAAGAAATACAAAGAGATGAAAAAGGCAATCGAATATGAGCGGGATGTCACCGGCTCTATTAGCGCTGAACAAGCAGACAAGATGATCAAAGAGGCAAAGCGCCAGAAAACAGATTCGATTGACGCTGCAGAGAAAATGCACAAAAAAGTTGTCAAGGAAGCCAAGGCGCAAGCCGGGGAGCACGCTGACGAGATCGACACAGAAACAGGCGACGTAAAAAACGGCTGGGACAAGATGATGGACAAAGTTGACAGCGCTTGGAGCTGGATCAAAGGTCTATTCTCAGGTGACGATAAGAAATCAAAGCCTAAAGAATCCAAGAAGAAGTCAGCTCCAAAAACTGCCGGTCGGTCATTAGGCGGCAACCAGATAGGAGCATACGCCAAAGGAACGTCAGCCTCCGGGCATCCGGGCGGCCTTGCTATTACAAGTGAAAAAGGGCGCGAGTTGATTCATGAGCCGGGTGTCGGTACTTATCTTTCAGGCGATAACGGGCCGGAATTGCGGAACCTTCGCCCGGGTTCTTCTGTTCTTCCGAATAAACATACGGAACGACTCTTGAAAAATTACGGTTTCCCGGGGTATGAGGGCGGTATCGGTAAATATTTTGACTGGATCATGAAAGGGTCGGAATATTTATGGGACAAAGCTTCTGGCATGTTCGGCATTGCAGACAAGTTAATTCCCAGCTGGTTCACCAAAAACAGCGGAAGCCCATTAAAAGCCATTGGCAAGCTGGCGCGTATCGGCGTTGATAACCTTATGGGCTCTATTGGTTCATTCTTTACTGGCGGCGGAGGCGGCTCTGCTGCCGTAAAAAAGTGGGTTGCGGAGGCTCTATCTATAAAAGGGCTTGGAGCACAATATGCTTCTGCACTAGAGACAATTGCCATGAAAGAATCAGGAGGCAACCCGAATGTTGTAAATACATGGGATTCAAACTGGAAGGCTGGGCACCCATCACAGGGCTTATGCAATTTATTCCGAGCACTTTCAACGCCTACAAGGAGCCGGGGCACGGAAATATCAAAAATCCGGTTGATCAGGTGTTGGCTGCAATCAACTACCTCAATAGAAGATATGGTGGCATCTTAAACCATCCGGGGCTCGTTTCTATGTCAAAGGGCGGTCCATATGTGGGCTATGCCATGGGCGGGACGTCTCCGGGAACCGGCGGTACAAAGCTTGCTGCATTGAATGAGCGAGGTTACGACGAGCATATTATCACAACTGATCCTAAATATCGTGAGCGCGGTATCGGAATTTGGCTAGAGCCGGGGCGGAGCTTGGCGTTTTATCACAAACTGTTCCGGAAATCCCTTCAATTGAACCGATTACGCAGCGCCAAGACGCTCAAATTGCATTACTGCAGGAGCAAAACAGTTTCCTCAAAACCATTGTAAATTCGGTCAAAGGCGGAATTACAGCGGTTGTCGATGTGAATACCTTGGGGGATGCAATAGGGATGAGGTCTGAAAGAATTGTGAATCAGAAAATCCTTCTGCAAGGAGCATTATAAGCCAATGAAAGAACTAGATTTAATATTGCCAGATGGAACATATATAAGTGAGCGCCTGCCGGGTGTCTCACTTCTTTCTTTTAAGCCGGAATCAGCGAGATTCGAAAGAAATACATCTAACACGCATCCGTTGCGGAACGGTCTTTTAATGCCAAGAAAAGGAAATAAGGGGCGGTATGCGGAGCGTAAAGTTGTTGTGAAACTGCTTATAGATGCGCGAAATTCGCAGCATTTTCACTTGATCAGGGATGATCTGTCCAGACTTTTCACAAGGGAAGACCCTTTTTATATCGGTTACACGTACCAACCAAACAAAAGGTGGCTTGTAACGGGGGATGATGGTTTTACTTTAGAACAAGACTCTAACAAAACGTGGAAAGAGCAAGAAATCACACTGACTGATATTCAAGGGCTGGCAGAATCACTTTATGATACGTCGGTGCCTTTTAAAATTGGCAATTGGAGTCTCGGCATGAATATGGGGCTAATTGATAAACCTGTATTTACCTTCAAAAACAAATCAAGTTTTGAAGTATACAACTTTGGAGATACAGAGATATCTCCTATTGAACACAAATATAACGTTGAAATGTATCTAGAGGGAAAAGACATACAAATTTTGAACGAGACTACAGGCCAAAGCTTTACCATAGTTGGAAGCCAATCTAAAAAGAATAAGCTGACTATACTTAAACATTACGTATTAAAAGGCTCGTCAATTATTACAACAAAAGGCTCTTCTTTTCCATCATTAGTTCCAGGAAAAAACAAATTTAAAATTGTTAATGCAACTTATAGTCAATTCAAGTTTATTACTCATTTTTATTACAAATAGGGGGTGATCCTTATGAGCGTTATGTATGTTATGGACAAGATGAACAATACACCGTATTTAATTCCTGATGTGGACGCGGTATTGACTGATAGTATAGACGGGACAAAGGACTTAACATTTTCAATTTCTCTTACTCCAAACAATGTTATTCCATTCAATGCATTGGTCGGTAGAAATTTTATTCTGGTTGATGAAATTAAGCACAAGAGGCAACGGTATTTTATTAATACTCCGACTCTCAGACAAGAAGGTGAGCAGCTGGCAAAGGACATAACAGCAACTCATATCTTTGCCTTTATGCTGGGGAAGCATTACAGAAGCGGATCAATTAGCGGTACAAAGTCGCTTGATGATGCTTTTAAATTTGCTTTGAGCGGCAGTGGGTTCATCTATGTCATTATGAAAGATGCAAAAAACATTTCTCCTCAAAAACTTGAGGGCTTTGGAAATAAATACGCGTTGGAACTGATGAACGATATTATATCAACTTATTCAGTTGAATTAGATGTTGATAACACAACGATTTATGTATATTCAAGAATCGGCAAGAAATTAAAGAAAAAGCTGCATTCAGGTGTCAATCTGACGTCCTTACAAATCACAACCTCAGAGGATAACACCTATACCCGAATAAAAGGCTATGGCAAGAAGAAAGATGAAAAAGACATTCTTAGTGATCAGTCCATTTCCTACGATTCGAAAACGGGAGAGTGGTCTTATGATTCATCTTTGAAAGCCGATTACACTAAGAAAATAGGGGCTACATTTACTTTTTCGTTTACAGGGACAGGATTCAAATTCAAGACACTTGTCTCCAAACTCGGAGGTAAATGGGAGTTTAAAATAGATGACCAAACCAAAACAATCTCGGCCTATAGTGATTCTGATCCAAAAGAAAAAACATTTGATGTAATTCGCGGTTTAGATAGCAAAACACATAAAGTAGTAGCGACGTTCAAAGGGAAAGACAGTAACAACCCTAACACCAAGGGAACAAAAGGCGCAGCGCCGGTCATGTACCTGTTACGCGGGGATATATTTACAATCTATCGTTCATTCAAGAATGAAAATGAGGAATACGTTTTCCCTCCGGTCATCTACATTCACCCGGATGAAAAAAAGTATTTGATCGAGGGTAAGCCTTCATGGGCTCCTGATTACACAGACGATTCCATAACAAAAGAAGCGGACATGATCAAGGTTTGAAAACCAAGGTGAATCCTTACGCTGAAACAACCTATTCAGTTAACTACAATGAGGTTTTTGAGCTTCTTGAAATTGAAGAACCAGTAGAAAAAGGCGATACAATAGAGGTTTTTGCTGAGACTGCCAAGGTAACG